GCCGCATGATGGAACCGGGACCGTCTTCTCTTTCGGTGGCACCGCCTTCACCGTCACGAATATCGTCGTGACCAACACCGACCCGTCCGCCGACGACACCATTGACGTGTCGCACCTCGGCATCACCGCTGGCAACAGCGTGAAGACCATCAGCCGCCCGCTCAAGGGTTCTGCTACCGACACGGGCCGCGAGGTCGTGGTGGACTACCTCGGCACGAACATCATCAGGGACGCCTCAACCGGAACGCTCGTGCTGACGGTCGGCGGGTCGGCGGCGATCAGCGCTGCCGCCACCGTGGCTTCGTCCACGCTGACGTTTGCGACGAACGACGCGGTGCGGGGCCAGGTCACCTTCCGCGTGGACCGCTACTAAGCCTGACGGAGGCCCGTCATGGCGAACGTATGCACGGGCGTTACGGCTTCGTGGAACTCCACGGACTTCGGCGAGGTCGTGGAGATCAAGGTCAGCGCGGGCGGCAGTCTGCCGCTCGCGCGGGCGAGCACCTGGGCATTTGACGTTGGCACTATAGATATTTCGTGCCTGAGCACTGCCAACGTCTCGCTGGCCGAATACGGCAAGAAGGCCACGCTCGCCATCACTGGTGGCGGGCTGACCTTCTCCACGAAAGCTATCTGCGAGCGCGTGCAGCTCTCGGGCAAGGTAAACGACATCGCCCGGTATGCGTTGTCGTTCAAGATCACGCCTGAATGAGGACACACACATGGCGGCACTGACGGCAGAACAGATCCTGGCAGCGGACGACCTCGGCCTTCTGAAGGTCAAGGTGAGGGAGTGGGGCGGAGACGTTTACGTTCGCGTGATGAGCGTGGGCGAGCGCGACGCCTACGAGCGGCTCTGGATCGGCAAGCGCGAGACGGGCGTGGAGAACTTCCGCACCGAGTACCTCGCCCGCGTGCTCTGCAACGAGAAGGGCGAATTGCTCTTTACTCGCGAGCAGTTGGCGGCGCTGGCCAACAAGAGCGGCGCGGTGATGGGCCGCCTATTCGACTCCGCTCTGAAGCACAACAACATGACGGAGGCCGATGTAGAAGAGCTGGGAAAAGGCTGAACGTCTCGCCGACGCGGCGGTTTCTCTTCGCGTTGGCGGGGCATCTCGGCATGACCGTGAAAGAGTTGTCCGCTCGGATGGACTCGCAGGAGTTAGCCGAGTGGATGGCTTACACGCGGTATTTCCAGGCGTTGCCAGATCCGTGGCGGCAGACGGGGCTTGAGGTAAGCGCGATGCTTGCCCCCTATTCCGCCAAGGGAAAGGCTCCGCAGGCCAGCGACTTCAACCCAATCGAGAAGCCTCCGCAGCACGAGCAGCAGATGGTGGATCAGATCAAGCAATTGCAGCACTTATTCGGCGGCGGGTGATTTATGGCAAACATTCTCGGACTTGCGATGAAGGTGACGGCGGACGCTTCAAGCGTCCCGAAGTCGCTCACGCAGGCCGAGCGTGCGCTGAACAGTTTGCAGGCGCAGGTGGACCGGGCCACGAAGGTCTTCGCCCCGTTCACGGAGAGCTCGGCTGGTGCTGCCCGTGCGCAGGAGCAGTTTGCGGAGCGGTTCGCCCGGCTGGCGGATCAGTTGCAGTCGAAGGCAGTCGGGCCGCAGGAATACGCGGCGGCGTTTGCCCAACTGACCGAGGAAGCCCAACAGGCCGCCGATGCCTTTGAGCGTGGCATCGAGATCACCCAGCGGTACACGACGGCCGAGGAAGATCGTGCCGCCCAGCTGCGGGAGATCGCCGACCTCGTTGAGAGAGGGGCCATCACCGAGCAAACGGCAGCCCGCGCGCGGGCGGAACTGAGCGGCGACGCTGCTCGTCTGGCCGAGGAAGAAAAGAAGATTGCCGCCGCGCGGGCCGAGGCTGCGAGGGTCACGGCCGCAAATATGACTCCGATGGAGTTGTACGACCAAGAGGTGCAGCAGCTCACCGCCCACCTCGCGGCGGGTCGCATCAACCAAGAGACGTTTGACCGTGCCGTCGCCAAAGCGACGCAGACATTCACGAAAGCCGAGACGGCAGCGAAGGGCTACGACAAAACGGTTGGCGACGTGGGGCTGAAGTTCAACGAACTTTCGGGCGTACTGTCCGCGATCCCAGGCCCCATTGGCAACTTCGCCGGTCGTCTGTCTGGCCTTGCCAGTGCTGGCGAAGGGCTTGGGCGAGTGTTCTCCGGCGGTCTTTCCAGCGGCCTTGCCAGCATCGGCACATCGCTCGCCAGCGTTGTGAACCCGGCGACGCTTGCGGCGGCTGGCATCGCCGGTATCGGCGCGGCGGCGGCGGCTGTGGTCAGCGGCTTGTCATCGCTGGAAGCCGAAACGGAGCGACTGCAAAACGCTGCCGACAAACTCGGCGTGTCGTTCAACTTCATGCAGACGTTGCAGAAGGCGGCCGAAATGTCGGGCGTATCGTTCGATACGGTCAACGGCGCGATGACGCGACTGCTCAAGACGCTGGCCGGTGCCGACGAGGAGAGCAAGCAGGCTACCGCAGCCCTCGGTCGTTTGGGCGTGAGCCTGACCGACCTTGAGGGGCTGGACAGCGAGCAGCAACTCAAACTCATCGGTGAACGGCTGCAGGGAATTGAAGACCCCGCCAAGCGTGCCGCCGCCGCCACGGCGATCTTCGGCAAGAGCGGAGCCGAGTTGCTGCCGTTCTTCAACAATCTTGGCACCGCCGAGCAAACGCTCAACCGTTTCAACGCTCGTCTGTCCGAGATCGACGTAGGCCGGGTGCTGGCGTTGGGCGATTCGTTTGACGCCGTGAAGGCTTCGCTGTCTGGCGTGGGCAATGAACTGCTGACGCCGTTCATCGGCATCACGCAAAGCCTGAGCGACGGGCTGGCGTCGGCCATCGCCACGTTCGGCCGCAACATCGGAGCGGTGCTGGATATTTTCTCGCCACTGACCAGTGCTATCGGGTTGGCGGGCAACGTGCTTTTGCAGTTTGGTTCGACAATCGGAAACCTTATCGGCACGGTGTTGGAACCGTTCGCCGCTCAAGGCCGCTTGATTAGCGGCGTCATCGACGCGATGAGCCAAGCGGTCACGGCGGTCGCGGGCCGCATCAACGACGCAATCATTGGCTTCCGCGAGTTCTTCAAGTTTGAAGGCGTCGCCGGTTCGTTCCGCGACACGTTCGCCCAGATCGGTGAAGTGGTGTCGCGGGTCGCCACCATTGCCGAGGCAGCGTTTGCCAGACTCGGCAGCATTATCGGCGACACGCTTGGCCGCGCCGCCACCGTGGTCGGCGAAGCGGTTAGCCAGTTCCTTGAATTCACTGGCGTTGGCAGCGTTATCAGCGGTTTTGCCGAGACGGTGGGGGCCGCGTTTGGTGGGTTGTGGGACGCAATCAAAAACGTCGTCGGCCAAGTGGGCGGCTTCATTGAGCGCGTTCTCCAGTTTGCGGAGGAATGGCTGGGCATCGTGCCAGAGATCGAGCAGCCGGTCGTGGCGACCGTTGAGGTCAACGGCGGCGGGGCGATTGAAGAGCTGGTCGCCGAAAGCAAGACGCTCCAGAAGACGCTGGACGACATAACCGGCAGCGTCAGCACTGCCATCAACGAGTCGGCCCAGTTTGGGCAGGCAGGCTTCGACGCCGCCCTCAAGTACCAGACGGCGGTAGACGACCTCAAGGCGAAGCTCGACGCCGGGCTGTTCAATGAGGAAACCTTCCGGCGTGAAGCCGAGAAGGCCGGGGCCGCGTTCAAGGACGAACTGGCCCGCCTGGAGGAAGACGCCAAACTCGAAATACAAATCAACGCCGAAGCCGAAAAGACGCTCGCCGGTTTGCAGGACAAGATCAACAAGGCCGTCGAGGGCGCGCAGCAATTCGGGCAGTCTGGCTTCGACGCCGCCGCACAATTCCAAGACAAACTCCGCGACCTCGGTGCGCAGTTCGAGGACGGCCGCATAAACGCCGCGACGCTCGCGCAGGAAGTCGCCAAGGCAACCGGCGAATACGACAAGCAGATCGAAGGTTTCAAGCAGATCGATGAACTCCAGAAGCGGACGCTCGAAAACGAAAAGAACCGCGTGGCCGAACTGCTCAAGGCGGGCGACACGACGACGCAGTTGGAGCGGGACATCGAAGTTGTGGACCGCGAGCGGCTGCGGCTGGAGCAGGAAATCCGCACCCAGCGTGAGGCGGGCAACGTCATCGCCGCCGACGCCGCTGCGGCCAAGCTCGCACAACTCGACCAGTTGCAGGCCAAACTCGACACCCAGCAGCAAGCAGTCGAGCAGGGCTTCGGCGACGGGTTCACGAAGGCGTTTGAAGCCACGAACAAGAGCATCGACGGGCTTATCGGCAAGGCCGAGCAGTTCGGCAACGTCGGGGCGTTGGCGGCCCAAGCCCTTGAGCAGGGCATCGCCAAGGCCCAGCAGCAGGCACAGGACGGCATCCTCACCGCCGAGACGTACCAGAAGGAAGTCGAGCGGCAGCAAGACCTATTCAATCAACGGCTCGCCGCAGCCCAGCGGGTGGAAGACTTCCTCGCTTCCAAGATCGACGAACGGCAGAAGGCCGAACTGGAAGCCGTCAAGCAACTTGAGGAACGCAAGAAGCAGGCGGCCGTCAATATCCAAGCACTTGAGGCTCGGATTCAGACCGAGCAGAAGGCGATTGAGGAAGCCCGCGACAAGGGGCGATTGAAGGATGCTCGCGCCGGGGTGGAGCGGGTCAAACAACTGGAGCAGGCCAAGCGCATCGAACAGGGCATCGTGGACGGCCGCGTTCAGGCCAACCGCCAGCAGGCCCAGCAGTTGCAGCAGGGCAGCAGCGCCGCCCAGCAGTTCCAATCGCTCGTCGCCCGCCAGAACGACGCCTTCCTCTCGGGCTTCCAAAACGCTTACGCCGGTGCGAACGCCGCCCTCGCTCAGAGTGCCCGCGTCGCGGAGGAGCAGGCCCGCCGGATGGAGGCGCTGACGCGGCCCACGAACGCCACGGTGAACGTCGCTGACATTCGCACCGCCGAGGGGCAAGCGCTCGTGCAGGACGTTGCCGCCCAGGCCCAAGACCCCGCATTGATCGAGGCCCGATTGCAGACGCGGGCGCTGCAAACCATTTCGCAGGCGGTGCTCGGTGCGTCCGCTCAGTATCTCTCAGAAAACAAC